TATCAATCAGGATGCATATTCTTCGGAATATCTCCTGAAAGGTTCGCTCGATTGCTTCCGCCTGAGACTTCGTAATACTTCCTACGTGGACAAGAAGCGTTCCGGATTGAAAGTCAACCGGCACACTGTCGAGCTTACGCAGGAGGTTTACCCTGTCTCGCCGGCGGTGAATTCGCTCGTTCGTAAGGTCTATACCGTCTTTGAAAACGACGATAATAGTATCCCTGCTGACGACGCGAAATTCGTCACCGGTTTGTTGGCTTTCCAAACGGAAGCCAACACGCTTAAGCTGATCAACTGGGAGTCCTAGTAATGGGACTCCTCAGCAAGGTAAAGCGTATTGCTAACAGCAATACGACAACCAAGCTGCTTGAATTTCTCGTTGCGGTAATCCGCGCCGGGAAACCGAAGTAATTCGGGATTCAAGTCAGTGATTGTAGGTAGCGGCGGCTGGATTATCAACCTTCCAACGATGAAGGAGGAAGATATGAAAAGCCTCGCTAATAGCCTACTCAACATCGCACTCGGTGTCTGTAATGACATCCGAGTGGCGTACCCTCGTCTAGAGGGCCTGGATCTCGATTGTGAGAGACTCGCCCTTAATTGCGAGAACAGAGGTTTAGGATTCTTTTCCCTGGACCTCCCCGAACTTGATGCCATGTTAATTCGTGGCCTCGAGACCGGACGCCTTGCTCCCAAAGGACCCTTATGTAAAAGGGTCTCAAAGAGAGTCAGAGTGCCGAGATTTTTCTCAGGACTCTGGTTGCGTGTTTTCGACAAAGACGCATGTCTGAAAGAGGATGCCGATGTAAATGCTATCATGTTTTTGAGGCAAATATTTTGCCTTGGAAAGAAGATAGCACATGATTGCTCCTCAGACCGCCTGATGAAGGCAGTTAAGGAGTACCATGACATCGAGCACGAGACGCGTCCGCCGACCCTTAAATGGGCGGAAGACACACTCGACCCTGAATCTCTGGGTTACGATATTCACTTGTGTGATATCGCTCCTCGGAACGACAATCTCCTACCTGAGCTCTTCAGTTCAGAAGAAGATGGTCTGCAGGGTGCCTACGAGAGTATCCAGCAAGTTGCGGATATCCTCGCCGAAAGAATCGGATTCTGTGAGCCGGTCACTTATTCGAGTGACTTGCACTATCAGGGCCGACCTACCGGCTTTCGACATGGACCTGGAGCTGTAAGCGATCGTAGTGGAAATGTGGATAAATACCACTTTCCGCGTTGGTCGTCAAAGCTCGAAGCTTGGTTCCCATATCGTGATTGCGGTACTACCGCTTCAGATATGGTTTCCGTGCCACTTAATCTTGAAGTGAGTGCGAAGCTCATTGCTGTTCCAAAAACGGCAAAGGGGCCTAGACTCATTGCCTCTGAACCCACTGAACATCAGTGGTGTCAGCAGGTCTTGAGACATTTCATGGTTTCGAGACTTAGGTCAATATTTGGCCAAAGTTTCGTCTGCTTTGAGAGACAAGATCTCTCGGGGCAAATGGCTCTTCGAGCTTCCCTGGATCGATCTTTAGCTACGGTGGATCTATCCTCCGCATCGGATCGATTGTCGTGCTGGTTAGTTGAGCGTGTGTTTAGGCGAAATCAATCGCTTCTGCACTGCTTACATGCAGCTCGAACGAGGTATATTCGGGATACGATTTCCCCGAATATCTCCTTCATTAAGTTGAAGAAGTTCGCCTCGCAGGGAACAGCTACGACGTTTCCTGTCCAAACCTTTGTCTTTTTGTGTATTGCTCTCGGTGTTTCCATCGATGGCAAAGTCACTTGGGACAAGATAAGGAAGTTACGTCGCCAAGTCA